GATGGCAAAGAAAAACTGGATAGTGTGGTAAACCCAATATTACCAGAGCCATCAGTTTTTAAAACTTGGTTTGCAGAACCATCAGCTTGAGGCATAGACAAACCGTCAATAACCACAGATCCAGTACCGTTAGGCGTTACAGAAATATTTCCATTTGCACCATCGGCAATAACAATAGTGCCAGAGTTTGTGCCAGCATTTGTAGAAATAGTTAAGTCGCCAGTGCCGTTTGTTGTAACAGTTGCGTTAGCGTTGTTATCACCTACACGAAGAGTATCTGCGTCAACGTGAACATCGCCAGTGCCGTTTGGAGCAAGCGTAATATTTCTGTTTGAAGTTGTAACAATACTGTGTGTAACTACATCTAAGTCACCACCTAGTTGTGGGCTAGCGTCCGTAGATACTTCTGTTCCGCCTGCGGCTACCAACGTGCTTGAGGCATCCGTTACTGCGGCTCCAGATCCTGCACCATCTGCGTATATTAGTTTAGTTTTACCCGCCGCAATGGTGGCATTGCCGCCACTGCCTTGCGTAAAAGTAGCAGACTGATTAGTTCCGTTAGTAACAAGGTACATCTTGTCCTGATCGTTGGGACTGATTGTAACAGTGTTTGTACCACTGGGAGATCCGCCAAGAACCAGCACCTTATAGTGTCCGTCGGATAACGCACCATCAGTTGTAGTTAGCGTGTGCGTTGTACCAGATAGAGTAATCGCACCTACGCCGTTAGACACACGATCAATAATATCAAAGTTTGCGTTTGTTGTGGATCCCCACGTTCCAGCCTGTTCGCCGGAGCCGGGTTTTTCTATGCCACTATTTGCTGTAAATGTACTAGCCATTTAGACCACCTTTTCCGTCCATTGCTCGATTGTACCACTAGCGTTGATTGGTGTCCATGTATCACCTGTATGCGAGATTGTTGTCCAGTTTTCGGTGCCAGTAGGTGTAATCTGTTCCCATAATATGTGACCATCTGCGGTCATTATAAATGATGCGCTCATCTCTGCCACACCAAATTCAAGGAATCCACCAAGAACAGACTGCGTAAACACAGATTCAATAGATGTGGATGCAGAGTAAAGTATAGACCCAAATGTTGTCTGTGTTGTTTCCCACTGAAGGTAGACATTAGATGCCGTAGTAATATTACCGTCAGTAGATTGCGTAAAGTTAAAGCTCATCTCCGCAATGCCCGATGCAATCAACGAGACATCTGCCGATTGCGTAAAGCTAGCAATCTGTGTTGATACACCGCTTGCGACTAGCGCGGCGGTTGAAGACTGGACAAACACAGACTCAAGTTCTGCGATTGCTGTTCTTGCTCTCAAAGCATCAGTGCTTTGGGTAAAGCTAGCTATCTGTGTAGAGGTATTACTAGCGATAAACATCGCATTGCTAGACTGCGTAAAGTTGGCCGACGCATCTATAACACCGGACATTATACCAGATGCCACGGACGCCTTACTGGACGTACCGATCATCTCAGCTACGCCGAACTCTATAATTCCTTGCGCGGCTAATGCTCTTTCAGATAATGCCAGTTCACCAAACATCAGTCAGCATCAGCAATGGTCAAATCGCCAGCGGCTACCTGACGCATGATTTCTGCGTAGTGGCGGTTGGCGGGGTCTAGTGGAACTGACATTTCAGTGCCATCAATAGTGGCTATAATGCCAGCCTTATCAGAGCCACCTAAAACAGTGTAATATTTTGCTGATGTAATATTCATATTTATAACTCCGAATCCGCTACTAATCCTATAGTCCCACCTGTACCATTCAGATTAAATATACCAGCACGATTAAAGTTTACATTTTCTGTGCCGTTGTAAAAAGTTGGAGTGCCAGTTCCCCAACTTCCGCCAGCACCTAAAGCCGCAGTGCAGTTTGCTCTTTTTCTAACTTTAAAATCCCATTTTGCCCTGTCATCATCAGCAGTTCTTTCCGTGGACGCTATATCAAAGTTTCCAGCACCTATTATTAATGTTTCATAATACCTCTGACACGCCGTCAAATCATCCGCAAATGACCGATGCTCAAAAGCCGTGGCCTGTTCGCCGATTTCCATTTGAAGGCCAGTGATAAACAGTTCGTTGTCTGTGCTTGAGAAGAATGAGTCAATACCAGATGCTCTTGTGTTGGTAACAGTGCTTGCCCAAGTGTTTGCTGTGTAAGAACCGCCTGAGTATGTAGAGCCAGCATGAAGCCAAAAACCAAGAATAGAACTTAACGCATTATCATCATCAAAAGCACCCGTAGTATCGCCGGGAAAAACAATACTAAATCTTTGCCATGAACTACTTACTGTAAACTGTTGTCTAATGCTTCTTGTATTATCTTGGTCTGTAAGTTCACACATATATTTTTTAGCTGTTCCTTTTGCGTAAAAAGAAACAGTCACAGCCTTTGCACTGCTTGTACCTTTGGCAAGACTTTGTAAGTTCTGCCCTTCAAAACGAGTGGCTAGAACCAGTATTTCACCCGCCGCAATAGATGTATCTGCCGTGGTGCAGTCCAGTTTGATTGCGTTAGCAAATCCCGGCAAGTCTGTAATCGTTGCTTGAGATTGCGTGAGCCTACCTGCTGTGTCTGACGTTGCGGTTGTTCTAAAACGGTCTACGGTAAAGTATCCAGAAGAGGTGGTGACAGCCGCTGACGTGCTATATTGCGCCACGTTCATTCCGCCATTGATGACAAAATTTCTGTTCGACAACGCCGTCTGCGAACCAATCAGTGCGGCTAGTTCTGCTGCCTTACTCATGCGAGGTCTCCGTGTAACTGAAAGTTCCTATTGCTATCTACTAACGAGTTACTGCTATTTCTAGTAATAGTTCTTGCTCTAGCGGTAGTGTCAGTCTTGTTTAGTACCCCTAACTCTGAACTTGATGATGTATTACTTCCACCACAAGAACAGTTTGTTGACGCTGTGCTACTTGTGTAGTTTATGTAAGCATCACCTGTTTGTGTGTCTGTAAAACTAGCAACATTTAACGAATCTGCGGCGGTAGGTGTGCCACTAGAATATACTAATGGACACCACGCCTTCGCACTACCACCCGCCACAAAGCTAGTAGCAATGCTGTTGTTGCCAGAGGCATCCTTTAATGTGTTTACTCTAAGTTCGCTTGCCATTATGCTAGGTCTCCTAATAATGCAGAATGTGTAATAGAGTCTGTTAATGTTCCTGCGTTGTTTCGGGACACAAGTCTATATGTTCCTGTTGCATGGCTATCTGCGATAAGAATACAAGTTGAATCTATAGAAGTGGCTAAACTAGAGTAATTTGCATTTGCCATGTCATTAGCAATGGTAAGCGTTTGCAGTGCTGTTCCCGAATCGGTAAGGCTCGTGATATTAAAACTGTCGGTAATTGATGTTCCGTCTGCTGAACACTTTGCCCACACTTTAGCCAAACCCTGTTGCAGATTAGTCGTGGTTGAGTTGCCTTCACCTGTCACGCTAATAGAACCAGCCGTGGTTACTCCTGTGATTGAGTCTACTTTTAATACACTAGCCATTATGCAAGGTCTCCGTGAACTGTAATCCAAAGAACAGCTTGGTCATTAATAGAGCCGTTAAAATTCATAAGATTTAAACCCACTGTAGATGTGCTATATGTTCTGTTTGAGTCTGGCCCAGTTACATAACTATCTGGTGCGCTTCCATTACTGCCTGTCGTTCCAATTACTGCGTAATTATCAGTCGAGTCAAAGGCACTAACAAAATTTATACTTACATCACCACCAGCATTATCTGTCATACTAGATAAACCAAGCGTACCTCTTACTGCATTGCCAGATTGATTTATGTTTGCCCAAACCTTCGCCGCACTCTGCTTAGTCAACGCAACAGGTGACGTACCGTTCTTTGCCGCAATGCTATCTACATTCAATACGCTGGTCATACGATACTCCAATATCCATTAACAGTGACGGTGGCATTGTCCTGTGTAATCGGACCTGCACTCACGCCATTCTCATCTGCATCAATAGTAACGTCTGCCGTTATGCTTTGACCATTCAAGCGGATGATGCTGTTGTTACCTTTAAATGGGTAGCGTGTGTCACTCTCTGTCACTGTGTAGCTATTGGCTACAGAGAATACATCGTAGGCTATCATCTCGACCACATCATTTAATGATGCACCTGTGACCAGTACGACTGTTGTACCTGTAGTGGCAGTGTAGTCTGTTCCCGGCTTTAGTAGTACACCATTCTGATACACATCAAGATACACACCGTCCTGATAGGAAAGCACCTTAGAGTCAGCATCACTACCAGAGAAGCTAGTCTGCCCTGCCGTGGCCTGATATACGAAACGGTTACGTACACCGAACTCTGGGGATTTACCTATGTATGGCATTATTTGGCCTCGTAAGTTTTACCAGCCGTAATCGCGTTAGTTGTGGCAGTCATATCTTCACTACCCCAATCAGCCTTGGCTTTCATAAGTTCCAAGTGTTCTACATTTCTGTCCACACAAGATTGCTTGTCAACCGCTTCATCCTCTGCCATTGCATTACCAGCAATAACGTCAGTAATTAGGGCAACACTGTGACCCATAGCTGTGTAGTCTTGTGCTTTTTGTTCTGTTGTTCTAGCCATTTAAGCCTCCAGTGCTTCTATTCTTGCTTTTAATGCTGTGATTGTTGCTTGTTGTTCTTGGATGGCTTTGATGCACAGAGACATCATATTGCCATAAGCCAGTGCGTCTGGCTCATTGTCATCGTTGTATTGAACAAACTCTGTCAGGCCAGCATCGTGTACTTCTTCTGCAATCAATCCACCAAATACTAAATCGCCGTTGTTGTTGCCTTTGTAGGTAACAGGACGCAGTGCAAGCAATTCAGTTAAACCGTGCGTTGCATCTTCAATAGTGTTTTTGTAACGGCGAGATGATGTGCTTCTATAAAATCTACCATCGCTACCAATATGAACATTTGCGGCACTTCCATTTGTATCGCTATAAACATAGGGAACTTTAAAGACGCCATTCCCATCAATTTGCACACGCGGATTACCATCACCATCTGCCAGCACGATGTGATTAGTAGCAGTGCGTATATCTAGCCCACCAGTGTTTCCGTTGTAACGACCAACAATAGTGTGCTTTGAACCAGTAGTGATTGCATCACCAGCACCACTGCCAACACAAGTATTTCTGGTTCCAGTAGTTACTGCGGCTAAAGCTAAGTTACCAATGCCAGTATTATGAATCGCCTCAGTATTTGCGACAAGTGCATTGTGACCTATACCAGTATTGTTTGTGCCTGTTGTATTTGCGGCAAGAGCATTTTCGCCCATTGCATTGTTACTTGTCCCTGTCGTATTTACAGTAAGAGCATTTTTACCAACAGCAACATTGTTACTTGCAGTGGTATTTGCTGAAAGCGCACCATAACCGACCGCTACGTTTTGAGTACCAGTCGTGTTAGCATCAAGAGCAGTACCACCGACTGCGACATTTAAAGTTCCTGTTGTATTTACCCCTAACGCATCGTGGCCTATACCTACATTGTAATCACCAGTAGTGTTTGCATCTAATGCACGATTACCGATTGCAACACCGCCTACCGCCGTAGTGTTTGCGGCAAACGAATTAAAGCCTAACGCAGTGTTTGCATCTCCTTCAGTATTTGCAATTAATGCACCATTGCCCACCGCCGTATTGTTTGCTCCTGTCGTATTTAAGAACATACAACTGTCGCCGATAGCCGTATTGTTAGCCGCAGTGGTGTTTCCGCTTAGAGCATTTCTTCCAACAGCCACGTTGTTTGAGCCTGTCGTGTTTGCATCAAGAGAAAATGCGCCGACTGCAACATTTTCTGCGCCTGTGGTGTTTGATTGTAATGTTCTATGTCCGATGCCAACATTACTAGCACCAGTAGTATTTGCACCTAAGGCGTTATAGCCACCTGCAAAGTTATTTGTAGCAGTAGTGTTGTTTGCTAAACCATACATTCCAATGGCTACATTTTCTGAGCCAGTGGTGTTATCTGTTAAGGCATCAAAACCAATAGCAGTATTGTTACTTGCAGTTGTGTTTGCATCTAAAGCATTTGCACCGACTGCCACATTAGATGCGCCGCTAGTGTTTACAGTGAGTGCGCCAGAGCCAATGGCAGTGTTGTTTGCACCAGATAAGGAACCGTCATCAAGCGCAGTATCACCCAACGCCACATTGCCTGAGCCTGTCGGGTAGTTACCGTCTAGCTTGATTGTACCTTCAGTATCAATACTTCCGATACCCTGTCCTGTAACTTTAGTTAACGCCACAGTCTATCTCCTTATGCGTAAGGTGAGTCGCCAAGTACAGATGTATCCCAAGCTGCCTTTAGTTTAGCAATGGTATCTGCACTTGTAATAGCCGATGCCGCTGGTGCGTTGCGTAGTGCGTTCTTCTTAGCTACAGAGGCTGACTTTGCAGAAGCATCGTCAGCTTCAAGTGCCTTCATGTACACTACGTCTTCTGCGGCAAGCAGTGATGTGCGCACTTCACGGATTTTGTCACGGAAGATAGTTTTAGCGGCATCCATATCCTCGGATATAACTGTTCCGCTCAATGACCATGCACCGCGAAAGTGACGGTCTGTTGGAACGGTAGCCGTGGAAGCATCGATCTGGTTCCCGTCCTTGTCTACGATATATGTTGCCATTGGTTTCTCCTTTAGGCAGCTTGTTCTGTGGCTAGTTCTTCAGTGATCTTCCAAGCATTGCGCCACTCACGAGTAGCTGGAAGCTGTTCCTTACGGCATATTACCATCTTAGGCTTGTTGCCGCTATCCCACTCTTTCCATACGGATTGTGGGCAGTCTTTCATAATTAAGTATTCAATAGCTTGTTCTTCGGTTAGAGCATCAATAGGCTTGGTGTCATGTAACAAATAGCCACGAGTATGCTTCGTAAAGTCAGGCTGTGCTTCATCTTTTGCTAGTTCCCAATACACTTCGACAGGAGGCAGGATACCGCCCTGTAGCGCACACGCCATCCAGTTAGGGTCAGGAACCAGTATCTTT